TAAGAAAAATACTTTGGCTAATACCCAAAACTCTTTCTTATCAAGACTATACAAATAAAAAAAAATTTAAAATCATTTAGCAATGAGAAAACAACAAAATTTCGCACAACCAGCAGTAACTACAACTTACGCTGGAGAATTTGCAGGAAAATACATCGCAGCAGCGTTGTTGTCAGCTAAGACTTTAGATAACCAATACATCACAATCATGCCGAATGTGAAGTTCAAAAGTGTTATCCAAAAGATAGATGTCAACAGCATTGTAAACGATGCTTCTTGTGATTTCACAACTTCTGGTACTGTAGCTCTTACAGAGAGAATCTTAGAACCAAAAGAACTTCAAGTAAACCTTGAATTATGTAAGCAAGAATTCGTAGATTCTTGGGAAGCTCTACAATTAGGCTATTCAGCTTTTGATGAGATTCCAAAAGACTTCAACGATTTCTTAATCTCTTATGTAGGTGGTAAAGTAGCACAATCTACTGAAGAATCTATTTGGAGAGGTACAACTGCAACTAACGGACAATTCGGTGGTATCTATACTGCTTTAAGTTCTTCAGTAGTAGCAGGTGGTACTAACGCTCCTGTAACTTCATCTGTATCTGGTTCTATCACTTCTGCAAACGTATTAACTGCACTTAGTGCATTAGTTGATGCTATTCCGCAAGAAGTTTATGGAAAAGAAGATTTGATGATTTATGTTCCAACTAACGTAGTTAAGGCTTATCAACAAGCATTAGCTGGTGGAGCACAAGGTGCAAATGGTTTCAACAACCAAATGAACGTTGGTGAGAAACCACTTAACTTCAATGGTATTGAAATGGCATTTTGTCCTGGTCTAGCATCTTCTGCAGTAGTTGCAGCTCAGAAATCAAACTTATTCTTCGGAACAGGTTTATTATCTGACCACAACGAAGTAAGAGTGTTAGATATGGCTAACTTGGATGGTTCTCAAAATTACAGAATCATTATGAGATACACAGCTGGTACTCAATACGGTATCGGTGAGGACATCGCTATCCATAAGAACTATTAATATATTGAATGAATAATGAGAGGGTGAAATTCCCTCTCTCATTCACAATATGTTAAAAAACAAAAACAAATTAACTTAAAAAAACTAAAACTATGGCTTGTAATTTAACAGCAGGTAGAAACGAACCTTGTAAAGATTCGGTAGGTGGTATAGCTTCAGTATTCTTTTTGAACTATACTGGTTCTTTAGGTGCAGTATCTGGCGCAAACGCAGATGCATTATTAGAATCATTACCATCCGGCTTAACAGTGTATCAATATGACCTGAAAGGAAATTCTAGCTATACTGAAACTGTAAACTCATCTCGTGATAATGGTACAACTTTCTTCTCTCAAGAATTAGTTCTTAACTTGAAGAAATTAACCAACGAAATGACTACACAATTGAAGTTGATGGCTTATGGTAGACCTCAAATCTTTATCCACACAATGGCAGGTGATACTCTATTGGTAGGACAAAGAGAAGGTGCAGATGTAACAGCAGGTACTATTCAGACCGGTGCGGCTATTGGTGACCTTTATGGTTATTCAGTAACTTTCACTGGACAAGAACAATTCCCAGCTCCATTCGTATCTGGTTCTACTTTTGGTAACCCATTCGGTGCCGTAAGTAATCCTCCAACTATCGTAGTAGGAACAAATTCCTAATCAGTATAGAAAGAAATAATTAAGAGGGTAGCACAAGGTGTTACCCTTTTTTATGCTTATCACTATAATTAATTCTAAAATTGTTAAATTAGAAACATAAAGACGAGATAATGCTTACATACTACTCATCTAGTAACAACGTATGGACATTCAGAACACAACCAACTGGAAGTTCTAACCTTAGATTATATCTACAAGATATGACAACACTTGTTAATACATCAGCATCGTTGTCAAATTACTCTTATGATGCATACGAAAGTAAGTTATCATTCACTGCTTCGCAAGTACCTACATTAGTAAGTGCAAGTGTTGGTGATGAATATAGAGCTTACATTTCAGATACAACATGCTCAATTTGGCATGGTAGTATTAATGTATTTACTACTCAACCTTTGGACAAAACAAATTACGTTAATCAAATACCATTAGAAGATGTGTACATTAGTAACGTGACAGATAATGAATATATAATTTTAGACTAATATGAAAGTAAATCAAAACTTTAGTGTAGTAAATCTTACACAGCAAGATATACCAGTTATAACGGAAGATACAAAGACAAGATACCAATGGGTGCCAGTAGGCGTTATTGGTCCTGATGATTTCTTCCAAAACGTAATTGATGCATACAACAACTCAACAACTAACGCAGCTTGTATTGAGGGTATTGCCGATTTGGTATATGGTAAAGGATTGTACACTAAGAACAAAGGATTTGAAGAAACTTTAGGTAAGTTAATACCTCAAGAAGAAATGAAAAGAGTAGCATTTGATTTGAAACTAACTGGTAATGCTTGTTTCCAAGTTTATTGGAACGATGACCATAGTAAGATAATCAAAATGTATCATGCTCCAGTACAAAACTTCAGAGCTGAGAAATTATATGATAAACCAAAGATTGAAAATTACTTCTATTGTATAGATTGGACTGACCATAAAGCACAAAGAAATAAGAAGAAGATTCCTGCATTCGGTACATCTACTGAAAAGATGGAAATCTTATGGATTAAGAATTACTCACCAGGCAAATATTATTATTCATTACCTGATTGGATTCCTGCATTACAATTCTCATTTGCTGAAGCTGAATTATCTAACTTACATCTTAACAACATTGAGAATGGTTTCTTACCATTAGTGATGGTTAATATGAACAATGGTATTCCAGCTCCTGAAGAAAGAGATACAATCGAAGACCTAATCGAATCTAAGTTTACAGGCACTAGAAACGCTGGTAGATTTATGATTTCATTTAACGATGACCCAGAAAGAAAACCAACATTGGATATAATCTCTACTGATAACCTACATGACAAATACAAATATGTAGCAGATTACGCACAAGATAGAATCTTAGTTGCACATAGAATTACATCTCCATTATTGTTTGGTATTAGAACTGTAGCTAACGGATTTAGTTCTCAATCAGAGGAAATGAAAACAGCTTATTCTATTTTACAAACAATGACAATTACTCCATTCCAAAACCTAATCATAAACTTCTTATCTGAAGCTTTGACTGTGGGTGGATATGAGCAAAGTGAATTGTATTTTGAACAATTAACTCCATTGGTAATTCTTTCAGAAACAGCAGAAGAAACAGGTCAGAGTGTAGAGCAAGTGCAAGATGATATTAACGAACAGGCTGAAAATCCTGCAGAGATTGAAGATAACCCATCATCAGTAGACCCTAATATAGAAACTGAAACCCTTATGGATTATTCAAAATCTAATCCAAATTTCTCTAAGAACTTTGAAACATATAAAAAATAATTAACGATATGGCATACGCTTTATTTATAACAAGAAACGATATAATCAAAAACACTCCACTTCAAGGTTCAATTGATGCGGATAGATTATTAAACTTTGTAAGAACTGCACAGGACAAATACATTCTTAACTTATTAGGAACTGTATTATTTTATAAGTTGCAAGAGGATATTGCAAATGGAACTTTCAATACATTAGGACCTGCTTATCAGGACTTAATGAAAGAACATATCAAGCCTACACTAATATGGTACGCAGTAGTGGAATATCTTCCATTCTCTGGTGTACAATTCAAAAGTGAAGGTGCAGTTAAGCATGAGACAGAAACAGCAAAATCAGTAACTAAAAACGAAGTAGATTATCTATTACAAAAATCTATGAACAACGCTGATTATTATGCAACTAGAATGCAGAACTATTTAATTTCATATTCTAATCAAATACCTGAATACTACGAATCAGTAGGTAATCAAACTCAAATCTATCCTGATATGGGTAATGCGTATTTTGGTGGAATAAACTTATAATATATGGCTAACGTAGTAAATAACATTGGTACAAACTATGTACTCTATTACAACATAGTAAATTACTTCAAAACTATAATGAAGAACCATCCCTCTATTCAAAGAGTGAGCTATGGTGATGATTTTGGTTTAGATAATGATGAGTTTCCTCAATATCCATTGGGAAACATTCTAATTACAACTGCTCGTTTTGGTGAGAAAGTAATTAAATTTCAAGTTCAATTAACTATTGCTGATAAAGCAAAAGATAAGAACAATGAAAGTGTTGGAGTATATAATCAGCAAGATGTTCCTTTCTATGGTACGGATGATACATTTGATATTCATGCAAATACTTTATCTATCCTAAACGATTTGTTAGCATATACTGATAGAGGTGTGAATGCATTTGAGTACACATCAGAACCTAACGCAGTAGCATTCAAAAACGAAATGCCAAATGGTTTAGCAGGATGGGTTTGTACCTTTGAATTAGAAGCATTCAATCAGGCTAACATTTGTGATACAGGTGTTGTTTTAGCTGGTAATGCATTAGAAGTTAAAGGAGTACAAACTGATTGCTAATGAAAACATTAGAAGATGTAGCAAAAACCTATCAATCCCTAGCCAACTTATATATGATAAGTGGCAATTGGAAACCTGCTTATAAGACTGGTAACTTATATAAAACAGTACAGTCTTTCAACACACCTTCTAATATGATTACACAGCAACAGGCTGCAAGTGTAACAAGTTTAAATCTACCTCAAATATCTTTTAATGTATCCTTACAATTTGCACCTCCGGGAGCAGAGTATGGTAGATGGGTAGAGTGGGGTAATGGTACAGGCGTTGGTGCTGGTAATCCAAGACCATTCGCTGAAGAAGCATCAAAAGACCCCCTTTTAAAGAAAACAATAGATGCTTATATAGGTGGTTATATAGAAAAAGATTTTATACCTGTAATACAAATAGGTTTAGATAGAGCTTTCCGCGGTTTAGCCGCAGAGAGAGCAAGTAGATAACCATCAAATACTTTTCCTTCTAAAAAGGTTAAATTATAAAAAGATTTTAGATGGCCCTTAACATAACTCAATATCCAGCTACGTGTTCGCTAGTACAATCTCCTACAATATTTACATTATCGGAGAATGGACTGGTATATACATCTGCTTCTTTCCAATACTATTTAGATTTATATTATTGGAATGGAACTCCATCAAACTCAGGTTCGGTGGCAAATTACACATTAGTAAAATATCCAAACGCAAGTGATGTTGGTATATTTGATGTAGGTAGAATACTAAATTCAACTCTAACTAGTCCTGCAGCTGCAGATAGTTCAAACATAAAGTATTTTAAAGCTGATGGATATTGGAGATACCAATCAGGTTCAGTTTTTATTACAGGCTCTCATGCTGAAAGTGGTGTTTACAAAGCATTAGATGGATACGCAATATTTGATGAACCAATTGGACAACAAATTACATCTAAATCTATACATTGGCCATTAATGACCGATGGACCTGTTTCTCAATCAGTATTAGCAGAGGATTTTGGAACAGCTGGAGTATTCGTTGGTACAACTGGCGCATCTCAACCAACAAAATTAGTTTATTCAGGTTCTTTAGGAACTGGTGTATTTACATTAAGTGGAAGTATATCATCTTCACAACAGGTTCAACAATACCCACAGGCACCTCAAGAGAGTGGCTTCCCGATTAGCACATTATCAGAATCATATTCTATTCAGGCTTTCGCAGGAAACACCGCATTAGGGACGCCTATCAATTTTGAAGTGGTATGTAAGCAGAAGTATCCAAACGTAAGAATTAAGTGGAAAAATAGATACGGTCAATTCGATTGGTTTGATTTCTATATGGTGAACAGGCAATCATTCTCTACAACTGCTAGAGGGTATCAACCACAATTAGGAACATTTAGTGGTCCAACATTGTCTTATAACCAATACGATAGCTCAAACTTAAATTATATAGTAGATTCAAAGCAATCTATTTCAGTTAATACTGATTGGGTACCTGAAAGCTATAACGAAATATTCAAACAATTGTTAGTTTCCGAAGAAATATATTGGGTTAAATCACAAACTGATTTAGCACCCTTAACAATTTCTACTGATTCAGTAACATTCAAAACAGGTGTTGTTGATAAGGTTATTCAATACGGATTTGATTTTGATTTTGGACAAGGTTATAAACTTATATTATAATGGGAGTATTAAGTACACAAGGAATAGAATTCCAATTGGTTGCAGATGGACAGATTTTAGATTTATTTAAAGATGAAGATATATTGCTATCTGATAATGTTACAGGTCTATTTGATTTGGGCATTATACCTGCCGATTTTACTAGGCAGATTACGTTGCCAGGTTCCAAAAAGAACAATGCTTTCTTTGAGCATGTGTATGATATTAGTGTATTTAATCCTGATACATTTGCTACTAACATAAAAGTTCCTGCTTATTTAGATTTCGGTGGATTATATCTTTCGCAAGGCTACCTTCAATTAAACAAAGTAAATGTATTTGCTAATAAGTTTATTGATTCATACGAAGTAACAGTCTATGGAGCAGTATCTTCTTTTGCTAGAGAAATTAATAGAAGTTATCTTACTGATTTAACTTCACTATCTGCATACAATCACACATCATCTTATAATAATATTTCAGCAAGTTGGACAGGTAATCTATTCAATGGTGATATTGTTTATCCATTAGCAGAATACGGACAAAGATTAGAATTTACAAAAGGTAATATAAATCAGTTTGGTGTAGATGATATAGATGGTGCTCTTAGTACGCAGAATTTCAAACCTGCAATTAAATCTAAGATAGTTTTAGATGCAATATTTAACGAAGCTGGATATACATACTCATCATCATTTATAGATAATGGTGGATTAGATGACATTTACTTAGTATGTAATAGAGCACTTCGTTATCCAGTTTATAGTGATGTTAATTTAGAAACATACGGAGTTGTTAGAGTTGGAGCTATCACTGGCAGTGGTATGACAGATGTCCAATTACCTGCTGATACATTCGTTACTCTACCTTGGTATAATAAATTAGAAGACCCACAAAACTTTTATAATAATGGTGCATACAAAGTAGAAGTATCAAGCTCTCTTAGAGGAATATTAAATTTGAATATTAATGTAAGTTGTTCAGTAAACAATATGCCTGGTACTTTTTCTCAAAATGGAACATGGCAACTTCGTTTAATAGAGACTGGTAGTGGTACACAATATTCTTTAAGAGCCATACAATCGTATATACAATTTTTTGATGAGCTACAACAAAGTAGAAGTGGTGGTATTAATACAACATATCAATTACAAAGTGAATTTACAACTGACCAATTACCAGTAGGAAATTATTATTTCCAAATTAAACAAAGACCGAATGTATCTACTGGTACATTGCCAACGGTAACTATGGACCCTGGTGGTACAAGTAAATCATTTTTAAATGTAACAAAAGTAAATCAGGCAGCTGATGGTAGAATAATCAATATACCTCTTAATATGCCATTTGGTACATCAGGTATTAAGCAGATTGATTTTATAACATCTATACAAAAGAAATTTAACTTAGTAATATATCCATCTAAAACTTCAATAAACACATTTATTATAGAACCATTTAAC